TACAACATTATGTTCTTGATGGTTCTGTATCAAGACTTGATAATATCACAGTCATTTCAAAATACTATACTGAAGATGGTGGTATGCAAGTAGAAAGAACAGTAGAACGTATTGATAAAAGCGCTGATGAATTGGTTCGTAGATTTCCAGACCTATGTACCAAATACATTCGAGAAACTACTGGACATGCTGAACTTCGATTGAAGGATGGTTCTGGTGGTAAATACAAGAAAGCAGAACATACATTGGAACATCTATTTGGGTGACTATATAGTTTTGTGGTTTGATTTTTACACTTTGGAGTTAATATGCAACTAGAAATTTCTGTTGAGAAACTGCGCAAGAACAAATTGTTTGTGGCCACGCCAATGTATGGTGGTATGTCGCATGGAATGTTTGTGAAATCTTGCCTTGATCTACAAAGCGTCTGTAACAGTTATGGTATTGAAGTTCGATTCTCGTTCATCTTCAATGAATCGCTGATCACTCGCGCGCGAAACTATCTTGCTGATGAATTTCTGAGAGCCGAGAAATTTACTCATCTTCTTTTTATTGACTCAGATATTGAGTTTGATCCGAGAGATGTGGTCGCGCTTCTCGCTCTTGATAAAGAAATCATTGGCGGACCTTATCCTAAGAAGTCTATCAAATGGTCATCAGTGATTCAAGCAATCAAACGTAATCCTGATATTTCCCCAGGAGAACTTGAAAAAGTGACTGGTGATTATGTATTCAATGCTGTTGCTGGTACCAGTCAATTTAGCGTTGGTGAGCCACTTGAAGTAATGGAAATTGGCACTGGATTTATGCTGATTAAGCGCGAGGTGTTTGATAAATTTAAAGAAGCATATCCTGAAAAGTCATATAGACCTGATCATGTTGGTCAGCAAAACTTCGATGGAACCCGCAACATTCATGCATTCTTCGACACATATATTGATGCTGGTGCTTCTGAGCGTTATCTTTCTGAAGACTATATGTTCTGTCAATGGTGGAGAAAGATTGGCGGTCAAGTTTGGCTATGTCCTTGGATGAAAACTCATCATATCGGAACATATGCATTTACAGGAGATATGCCAGCTGTTGCCCAGCACGTCGGAGCGATGTGATGATTATTGGTTTAGTTGGTTTCATATCAAGCGGAAAAGGAACGTGCGCGGACTATCTCGTTCGCGAACATGGTTTTGTCAAAGAAAGTTTTGCTAATTCTGTAAAAGATTCAGTATCAATTATCTTTGGTTGGGATCGACAGCTGCTTGAAGGCGATACTGATTATTCTCGTGGGTGGCGCGAGCGCGCAGATCCTTGGTGGTCAAATCGATTTGGTTATGAATTTTCACCAAGGTCTGCGCTGCAGCTGATGGGTACTGAAGCTGGACGAGATGTATTTGATAAAAACATTTGGGTGTATTCTATGTTCCGCAGAATGGATCACAGTAAGAATTATGTGATTGCTGATGTTCGCTTTCCAAATGAAATTCAAAAGATCAAAGAAGATGGTGGAATGATAATCAGAGTCAAGAAAGGTCCAGATCCAATCTGGTATCTTCCTGCTTTGGATGTAAACAGAAAACTTGATTTAAATGTGATGGCAGAAAACTTTCCTCAAGTTCATTACAGCGAATGGGCGTGGATTGGTTCTGAAGGAATTGATTACACAATTAACAACGATGGGAGTATCGAAGATCTAGAAAATGAAATTGAAAAACTGTTGCCATTATGTGGTCTTTCGTAGTATAATATTGTTCTCTTGTAATGGAGGTTCGTTATGAAACTGTCTGATAATACTGTAAAAGTTCTAAAAAATTTCTCAACAATCAATCAAGGGATTATCGTAAAGCCTGGAAAACTCCTGCGCACGATTTCTCCCAACAAAGCAGTTCTTGCTGAGGCGACTGTTGCTGAGAAGTTTCCCCATGAGTTTGGAATCTATGATCTCAACAAAGCATTGAGTTTGCTTTCCATGTCAACTGATAATGAGGTTGATATTGGTAAAGAGTTTCTTGAATTCAATAGTCTGAGTGGTCGTGCGAAAATTCGTCAACGATTCACTTCTCCTACTTTGATTCTTGCTCCGCCTGAGCGCAGGGTTCTTGCCGATTCTTTTGATGCTCAGTTTACTCTGAGCGCAGAAACACTGAACTTCCTTTTCTCTGCCGCGAATGTTCTGAAGTGTCCGAACATTGTGATTCGTGGCGAAAGCGAAGAAAGTGGCGTTTCTCTTACAGCGACTGACGTCAAAGGTCAAATCGTTGATGATGCGAGCATTGATGTTGATGGTGCGTTCGATGCTCCGTTCACCGTCGCTATCAAAGTTGAGAATCTGAAGATTATTCCTGACAACTATCAGGTTATGATTTCTTCTCGTGGAGTTTGTAAATTTGTGAATGAAGATGAAAGCCTCCTTTATTGGATCGCTCTTGAGCAAGGTTTTTCTAAGTTTGGAGAATGATTATGTTGACTACATTGAATCCCACGGATAAGGCAAAACTGAAAGGCAAGTTTGATGAGATCAGCAATGCGTATACTCGCATTGAAGCTGAGCGTGATCTCGTGAAAGAAATCTTTGCTGATATCAAAGATGAGTTTGAGATCGTGCCGAAGGTAACTCGTAAACTTGCTAGGATTTATCATAAGCGAAATCTGCAGGAAGTTGTTGCTGAGAACGAAGAAGTTACCGAAGCATACGATCAATTGTTTTCCTAATCGGGAATTTATATTATGAATGATGTTGACCAAATACTCTGGGTCGAGAAATATCGACCCAGAACTGTTGAAGATTGTATTCTTCCTGAAACAATGAAGAATACATTTCAACAATATGTTGATCGAAAAGAAATCCCTAACATGATTCTCGCTGGAACTGCAGGCGTTGGTAAAACAACTGTAGCGAAAGCAATGTGTGAAGAAATCGGCGCAGACTATATTCTGATCAACGGATCAGATGAGTCTGGTATTGATACTCTGAGAACGAAGATCAAAGGATTCGCATCTTCTGTTTCGTTGATTGGTGGTCGGAAGGTTATTATTATTGATGAGGCGGATTATCTGAATCCGAACTCAACTCAGCCTGCGTTTCGTGGTGTGATTGAAGAGTTCGCTGGTAACTGTTCATTCATCTTCACCTGTAACTACAAGAACAGAATCATCGAGCCTCTTCATTCTCGATGCACTGTGATTGACTTCAAACTACATAATGGTCAGAAAGCAAAGATGGCGACGCTTCTTCTGAAGCGTGTGAAGCAAATTCTGAATCAAGAAAATGTTGAGTTTGATGAGAAAGTATTGGTTGAAGTCATCACTAAATACTTTCCTGATTACCGTCGCGTCCTAAATGAACTACAGCGTTATTCTATAAGTGGTAAGATTGACGTTGGTATTCTGGCAGTGATGACTGATGTTCGATTGGATGAATTGGTTTCTGGGTTGAAGGATAAGAACTTCAAAGAAGTTCGTAAGTGGGTTGGAACGAATAGTGATGCTGACGTGCATTCAATCTATCGCCAAATCTACAATAAGATTTATGACATTCTTGAACCTGGAACGATTCCGTTGGCAGTTGTGTTGATTGGTAAATATCAGTATCAAGCAGCTTTTGTTGTTGATCAGGAAATCAATCTAATGGCATTTTTGACTGAGTTGATGATTGAATGTGAATTCAAATGACAGATCTCTTCAAAGAAATCATCCCAAGCATCACAAAGACCAAGAAGCATGTTCTTGAGAATGAGAATGACTATGTTCCTTTTCTGGTGAATCGATCGCTGTCAAATTATGATGATTGTTTATTTCAATCTAATGAAATGAATATGTTATATCATCTTGATAAAAAACTACAATATGATTATTTTATAAATATCATTCGTGCGAAAAGTAGAAGTTTCGCTAAGTGGCATAAGCCGATGAAAGAAGATGATTTGGAATCAGTCAAGATCTTTTATGGATACTCGAATGTGAAAGCAAAAGAAGCATTAAGAGTGCTGACAGATGATCAAATCGCCATGATTAGAAAAATAACAACAATAGGTGATTGACCATGCAAAACGTCGTAGACAGTCTGATTGAGGTGAGACTTCAAGAAAGAGATGATTTTTTAAAGGTGAAAGAAACATTAACTCGTATTGGTGTTTCGGCAAAGAAAGAAAACAAACTCTATCAATCTTGCCATATCCTGCATAAGCAAGGAAAGTATTACATCGTGCATTTCAAAGAACTGTTTGCTCTCGATGGGAAACCATCAGACATCAGTGAAAATGATTATGCCCGAAGGAATACAATCATCAATCTTTTATGTGATTGGGGTCTTATTGAAATCGTACAGAAAGATCTGACAGTTGAACCTATTGCTCCTCTGTCACAAATCAAGATCCTTCCTTACAAA